AGCGACATGAAAGCGGAATCCTCCGCGAACAATCATTCGACTTAAAAGGTGTAAAAAATGGAAGCAGTAACTGTTGGTGCAAAATTCTTCACTTCGGACACATACGGTGTAAGCGTAATTATCAAACCGGCTGACAACGTCACAGGTGCCGTAATTCGAACCGCGTCTGTGAGCGGCAGCGCTCTATCCGGTCTCATCACCGGTACCGTGGCCCCGTTGAATGGATCTGATTATTCTGGCAAGCCCGTCTTGATGACTTTGGGTAGTGGCTCTCAGAATCTTTCGTATCCAATCCAACTGCCGCCTGGTTATGGCCTTTGGATCACTTCGAACAGCGGCCCGAGCCGCGCTTGTGTGACCTACGACCTGTTGCCTTAAAAGGATGGGCCGCTAACGCGGCCCTTTCCTAACCAAATTTCAAGCCTCAGCACTCGCTGGGGCTTTTTCGTTTTCGGCTCCTCATAGTTCTCACTCCGAGCTGGGAGTGCTGTTGGAGCTGATTCAATCTGCAGGTCACGGCCTGCCACATTCCTAACTCCCTGACGGGGAGGAACCGAGATGCCAAACATGCCAGACAAACCAGACACATGGGCGATAGCGCTTGCGTGGTTGAGCCAGCATTCGCCAATCCTCTATGCGGCTGCGCTGTCCTGCGCCATGGCCGTCTTGCGGATCACCTACGGCGGTGGCACACGTCGTCAGATGCTGGTGGAGGGCGCCATCTGCGGCGGCCTGACGCTTACTATCATCAGCGGTCTAGATTTCTTCGGCTTGCCCCAGAGCATGGCCACTTTTGCCGGCGGCTGGGTAGGGTTCCTGGGAGTGGAGAAGATCCGCAACATCGCGGACCGGGTTACTGACTTCAAGTTGCCGACCCGCAAGGCTGAGTAAGTCGCGACACGTTTCGCGAATCAGCAAATTGTGTCGCGACATTGGAGAAAGCCATGACCGCAGACATCCACGACATCGCTGATCAGCGCCCACACCTGACGGTAGTGGCTGGAGACGGTGTTCACGTGCTGCCTTGTTACCTGGTGTGCTCAGTGATCGCCGGCAACAAGCCAACGACCATCCTGACCGAGCCGGTTCTGCGCCGGATCATTGAAGAGTGGTTCCAGAGGGTAACGGAATGACTGCAAAGCTCGTTGAGTTCAAGCGTGAAGGTTGGCGCGATGCCGCCAAGACCCTGCGCAAGATCGCAGATGACCTCGATGCAGGTGTGCATCCGGAATGCACTGTAGGTGCTCTGACCCTCATGGGGCCGAAAGGCGAAGTGACGGTGTTCGGGCTCGGCCCCAAGTGCGACGATCTGCAGTGCTTGGGTGCCATGCGCTTGGGTGAGCAGAAGCTGATTGATGTTCTGCTCGATGGCGGGGAAGGGTAGGCATGTTGTAGGTGAAGCCGCAGCTAGCCATTCATTTTGACTGCCAATAGAGCGCGATCCTCTGAGAGCGGTTGGAGTACACCCGGACTTGAACCTGAATAAAGGTACAGGAAGTACCGGCCTTGCTGGTCGCGCAGAATTCGATGGACCTCAGCTGGGCGCTGCCTGCTAGGTGCTTGACTGCGATTCGTGAGTAGATCGTAGGCATTGATCTCCATGCGCTCTAAGGCTGCGTTGAAATCTGTTTCAACGTTTGTCTTCCATTGCCGCGCCTGGCGGATCTTGACGAATCCACAAAACGAAATGAATAACACCAAGACGACCAGCGCGACGACCTTCAATCCCTGCTCCACGCGCTTGCTCCTATCCATGTGATATGGGAATAAGCAATAGCGCATCCAGCCACGAATTCAACCCCTCGAGTAAGAGTATGACAACCAAGCAACCCGACTGGGAGGCGATCGAACGAGCCTACCGGGCAGGTTCGCTTTCCCTGCGTTCCATCGCTGACAAGTACGACACCAACGAAGGCACAATACGCAGCAGAGCAAAGAAGCATGGCTGGTTGCGTGACCTCTCTGAGCAGGTACGCACCGCGACGAAAGGAAAGCTTTCACGCGAAGTTTCACGCAGTGACGTCACGCAGCGTGATGTGCGTGAAGATGCGCAGATTGTCGAGGAGGCTGCAACAGAGGCGGCTTCCGTTGTACTGGCTCACCGTGTGGATTTGGCGCAGTGGCGCTCCATCTCGAACAAGTTGCGTGATGCGCTGCAAGACATCGAAGTCACCGAAGACAACATCGGCGACTTCTCTCGTTCACTCAACGCAGGCGTCGACGCTCAACTCAAGGTCATCAAGGGTGAACGCCAAGCCTACAACCTCGACACGGAAGAGGGCGACAAGACAGTCGAAACCCTGGCCGCGATGATGGACGAATTATCGAAGGACGCCTGACATGAAGCCCGAGCACATGAAGCTGCTCCGGGATAAGCGTTGGCGGTTGAACAATCTCTACTTCATCACCGACAAGCAGGGCAAGAAAGTCCGCTTCCGGATGACGGACGAGCAGATCGAATACTTCGACGGGATGCACACCCGGAACATCATCCTGAAGGCTCGGCAGCTCGGCTTCACCACCGAGTGCTGCATCATCCAGCTCGACGCTGCTCTGTTCGAGTCGGCGAAGTGCGCGTTGATCGCCCATACCCTGAACGACGCCAAGCGCTTGTTCCGTGAAAAGGTGAAGTACGCCTACGACAACCTGCCGAAAGAGATCCGCGCCGCGAACCCTGCGAGCAACGACGCTGCCGGTGAGCTGGTGTTCAGCAAGGGCGGCTCGCTCTACGTCAGTACCTCGTTCCGGGGCGGCACGCTGCGATACCTGCACGTGTCCGAGTTCGGGAAGATCTGCGCCAAGTTTCCACACAAGGCGCGCGAGATCGTCACGGGTGCTTTTGAGGCGGTGGCCACTGACTGCTTTGTCACGATTGAGTCGACGGCAGAGGGGCGGGCGGGCTACTTCTTCGACTATTCGCAGAGCGCAGAGAAGCAGCTGCTCTCCGGCGCGCCGCTCGGCAAGCTGGACTGGAAGTTCTTCTTCTTCAGCTGGTGGAAAAACAAGGCCTACTGGCTCGACCCAGCCGAAGCAATCATCCCGCAGCGCCTGACCGACTACTTCAACGAGTTGTTCGCCAAGCGCGGCATCGACACCAACCCGGGCCAGCGCGCCTGGTACGCCGCCAAGGAGAAGACCCTCGGCGACGACATGAAGCGGGAATACCCGTCGATCCCGGCCGAAGCCTTCCAGCAATCGATTGAGGGCGCCTACTACGCCCAGCAGTTCACCAAGCTCTACGCCGCTCAGCGCATCGGCACGCTGCCAGACAACAGCCACCTGCCGGTGATGACCTTCTGGGACATCGGCGTCGGCGACTCCACGGCCATCTGGTTCGTGCGTCAGGTCGGCAACGAGTACCACGTCATCGACTTCTACCAGAACAGCGGGGAAGGCCTGCGGCACTACATGAAGGTGCTCAAGGACAAGGGTTACACCTACTCCGAGCATTGGGGGCCGCACGACATCGACAACCGTGAGTTTGGTAGCGATGCCAAGACCCGCCGGGAAATGGCGCGCGAAGGCTACGAGATCGACGGCCAGCACTACCGCATGACGTTCCAGGTCGTGCCGAAGATCGGTGTCGATGACGGTATCGATCAGGCGCGAGAGATCCTTGCCCACTGCGCCTTTGACGAGGCGAAGTGCGAAGAGGGCATCACCGCCCTCGAGAACTACCGCAAAGAGTGGGACGACAAGAAGGGCTGCTGGAAAGACCGGCCGCTTCACGACTGGGCGTCTCACCCGTCCGATGCATTCCGGTACTTCGCTGTCGCCAAGAGCGCAAGGAAGCCGGTCAAATCAATCAAAATGGGATTCGCACGCTAATGGCAGACGTCACCTATACCCGCCCGGAATACGACGCGGCACAGTCCCGTTGGCGGCTGGTGCGCGACGTTTGCAAGGGATCCGAGACTGTAAAGGCTCGCGGCGATGTGTATTTGCCGAAGCCCAACCATCACGACACCAGCCGGGAAAACGTCGAGCGGTACAAGTCCTACAAGCAGCGGGCCGTGTTTTACAACGCTACGGGGCGTACGAAACACAGCTTGGTCGGCGCGGTGTTCCGCACTTGGCCAACCCTCACTGTCCCCGGCGCGCTCGATTACGTGTCCACGGATATCGACGGGCAGGGCGTAAGCGTTTACCAGCAGTCACAATCGGTCATTGGGCACCTGCTCGAAGTTGGCCGACACGGATTGCTGGTGGACTACGCCGCAGTGCAAGCCGGCACGGTGAGCAAAGCGGACGAGCAGGCCGGACGCGCTCGAGCGAGTGTTGCGAGCTACCCCGCTGAGTCGATCAGGAACTGGAAGACCCGCAAAGTTGGTGGCCAGCACCTGCTGAGCTTGGTGGTACTTCAGGAATCCGTGGATGTCGATACTGATGATGGTTTCGGCAGCGAAAAAATCACCCAATACCGAGTGCTTCGCCTGGATGAAACAGGCGTATACACGCAGGAGGTGTGGGAAGAGGGTTCAAGCCAAACGGCTATGATTACCCCCCCCTTTACTCCACTGAACGGCGCTGGCCAGCCTTGGCGGTTAATCCCGTTTCACTTTCTCGGCAGCGAGAATAACGACACCAGCATCGACGACGCGCCGCTATACGACATGGCTGTGCTGAACATCGGCCATTACTGCAACAGTGCGGACTATGAGGATTCGGTATGGTTTTCCGGCCAGCCGCAGTTCTGGATCTCGGGGCTGGACGAAGCCTGGCGCGATCACCTTGAGGAGAACGGCATTTATGTCGGCTCCAGGGCGCCGCTTACATTGCCGACCAATGGGTCGTGCGGCTTTGCTCAGCCTGAGCCGAACACGCTTGTGAAAGAGGCGATGGACGCCAAGAAGCAGGACATGGTGTCGCTCGGTGCCCGGCTGATCGAGCGCGGCAGCGCGGTGAAGACCGCCACGCAGGCCGACAACGACAGCGCCGCCGAACACAGCGTTCTGTCGCTGGTGGTCAGCAACGTCAGCGAGGCCTACAGCCAGTGCCTGGAATGGATGGCTGAATTCGTGAATGCATCCGGCGAAGTGGTCTACAAACTCAACCAAGACTTCAGCCAGATCACTCTGGACGCGACGATCTTGGCAGCGCTGTTCAACGCAGTGCAGGGCGGGAAACTGCCGGAGGGCGACTTCTGGCAGTATCTGCGCGATCGAGGCGTGATCAACCCGGAGAAAACGGACGATGAAATCCGGGGAGAGTTGGAAGCGCAAAGCACTGGGCCTGACCTGGATGACGACGACGAGGCAAACCTAAATGGCGGCAAACCAGGCGATCCTTGATGCCACGATTCGGCACGCCGTCTTCCTTGAGCAACTGAAGTCGGGGGAGGTGGCGAAGTTCGCGCCATTCCTCAAGGAGATCGACCGCTCGATTCGTGAGCGGCTGACCCGGGCGGATCTGACCAATTACACGGTCGCCCGGTTGGAGCGGCTGCTGAGCGAGGTTGATAGCCTTCTACTGGGCATCTTCGACCGGTACAGCGAGAAGCTGAACCTCGATCTGGTGGATATCGCCAACTACGAGGCCGAGTTTGAGGCGACCAGCCTGACCCGCGCGGCGCCTGTCGGCGTGTCATTCGACGCGGCGGTGCCAGGTGCTGCGGCAATCAGGGCGGCAATCCTCACAAACCCGCTCGGTGTGCGCGGTGCCGACGGCGGGAAGCTGCTCAAGACGTTCATAGATGGCTTCACCAGCACCGAGCGACTACGACTCACTGGCGCGATCCGGCAGGGCTTCTTCGAAGGCCAAACCAACTTCCAGATCATCAAGAACATCCGTGGCACCAAAGCGCTCAAGTACAACGACGGCATCCTGGCCACGACCAACCGCAACGCCGGCGCCATCGTGCGAACGGCGGTGCAGCACGTTGCCACCCAGGCACGCATGGAAACGCTGAAATCGAACTCCGATATCGTGCAGTCGGTGGAGTGGGTCAGCACCCTGGATTCGAAGACTACCAGCCAGTGCCGGACGCTCGACAAGCGCCGTTTCAAGCTGACCGAAGGGCCGCGGCCGCCGATCCACATCAATTGCCGTTCGACGGTGGTAGCGGTGACTCGCTTCAGCGCGCTGTTCGCCGAGGGAGCCACGCGGGCATCTGTCGGCGATAGTGGAGCGCAGCAGGTAAGGGCAGACCTCACCTACTACGACTGGCTCAAGCAGCAGCCGGCGGCGTTTCAGGACAAGGCCATTGGTCCGGTTCGGGCGAAGCTGTTCCGTGGCGGCGGGCTAAGCATCGAGCGCTTCGCCGAACTGCAGCTAGATCGCAATTTTTCACCTCTGACTCTGGTTCAGATGCGCGTTCTTGAGCCTTTGGCATTTCAAAGAGCGGGGCTTGAGTGAGTAGAACGCTGGCGGATCAGTAGGTAAGATTGTCGCTCCTCCTGTCACGGATTGATTTGAATATGAAAACTGTTGTCAGCTATGACTTCATCGGGCCGGTCATCCAATACAGTGGATTAAGACCGGGGACTCTTCTCACTCGCGAATACGCCTCTCGCTCTGAGGCTTACGTTCCTGTTGTCGGAGAAGAAGTAATGGTTCAGTGGGGTAGTGATGCAGCGCAATCGAACATATTCATGGTTGAGAAGGTTTCTAATCAACTGTGGGCCGATAAGGATTGCATAAGTATCGCTGTTTCACATAAAGGCTAATAGCCCGAGCAATACGCCGCACTTTGCCAGATATGCAACACAACTAACCCGCCTACAAGGCGGGTTTTTTTATGCCCGCAGGCAGGGCCTGCACCTACGTCTCTGGGAGACAACCAATGCTGAAATTCCAACTGGATACCCTGGAAGGGGTAGATGAAGCCGTGCGCGCTCTTTACACCGAGAAGGACGGCAAGTTCGTACTCGGCATTGAAGGTCTGCCGCAGCAAGAAGATGTATCCGGCCTGAAGGCCAAGGTTGATGAGCTGCTCGGCGAAAAAAAAGCCGCCGAGAAGAAGGCACGCGAAGCTGAAGATGCAGCGCGCCTTGAGCGTGAAGAAGCCGCTCGCAAGTCCGGCAACGTCGAAGAACTCGAACGTTCCTGGTCTGAGAAATACAACCGCCGTGAAGCTGAGCTGAACGGCACGCTGGAGCAGGAGCGGTCAACGCTGAGCGGACAGATCCGGGATCTGACTGTCGGCCGTACCGCTACTGATATCGCGTCTGCCCTGGCTGTTCAAGGCAGCGCAAAAGCCCTGCTGCCGCACATCGAACGCCGCCTGAGCGTCGAGCAGCGCGAAGGGAAACCTGTTGTGGTCGTCCTCGACGCACAGGGCAAGCTCTCGGCGGCAACGCTGGACGAGCTGAAAGCAGAAATCGCGAATGACGCGGCGTTCGCGCCGTTGATCGCGGGTAGCAAGGCATCTGGCGGCGGGGCCGGTGGTGCAGGTGGTGGGGGCGGGGCCCCGAAAGGAAAAATCGGCGGTACCAAAGAGGAACGCACGGCTGCAATCGCAAGCCGGTTCCCAGATCTCCCTCAATCGTAAGGAAATAACTCATGTCCCTGTCGCAAATGCAGGTTTTCAACGAATACATCATGCCGGCGACTCTCGAGACGCTGGATCAATATCTCGCCGCGTTCAACGCTGCGAGCCGGGGCGCTATTGTGCTGTCCCCGGACGGCTTCACTGGTGACTTCCTCCAGGAGTCGTTTTTCCAGACTCTTGCTGCTGCCCAGCGCCGCGTAGACCGCTACAGCGCTAACGCCGCCGTTGCTGCTACCGACCTGACCGAACTGAAAAACACTTCGGTGAAGGTCGCCGGCGGCTTCGGCCCGATTCGCTATGAGCCATCGCAAATGACCTGGCTGGAGCGCCCAACCGCGCAAGGCATCGAAGTCGCGAGCCGCGCATTCGCTGAAATCCTGCTGAAGGACCAGTTGAACACTGCGATCGCGGCACTGGTTGCAGCGATCACCGCCCAAGCCGCCGCAGTCAACGATGTGTCGGCGACCGCAGGCATCACATACGCCGGCCTGAACAACGCGCATGCGAAGTTCGGCGACGCCAGTCAGAACTTGGTCACCCAAGTGATGCAGGGCACCAGCTACCACAAGTTGGTTGGCCAGAACCTGGCGAACCAGCAGCAGCTGTTCCAGGCGGGGAGCGTTCGCGTGGTGGACATCCTCGGCAAGATCTCCGTTGTGACGGATGCCCCGGCGCTGATGCAGACCGGCACCCCGAACAAGGAAATCATCCTGTCCTTGGTGCAGGGCGCTGCACTGGTCCACGACGGCCGCGACATCATCAGCAACGTCCAGACCACCAACGGCAAGGAGCGCATCGAAACCACGCTCCAAACCGATTACACCTTCGGCTTGGGCCTGAAGGGTTACACCTGGGACACCACCACCGGCGGCAAGTCGCCAACCGACGCTGAGTTGGCGACCGGTACCAACTGGGACAAGACCGCTACCAGCATCAAGCACACCGCCGGTGTGGCTCTGATCGGTGACGCCTCCAAGTAACCCCGTGATGTCCAAGCCGGGACGTGTGCCCGGCTTGGCGGAGATGCAACCATGAGCAACAAAATCTGGTATCTGCCCGGACCGTTTCACCAGTATCGGGAAGACGTGAAGGCGCTGGCAAAGGAACACGGCCTGCGCATCATCGACGCGAACATCACTGAAAGTCGCGAGGGTGAGGCCGATGATGTGCCGGAGGTGACGGTGCGACAGGTTGATTCGGCACCGGTGCTGCTGATCGCCGATAGCGGTGATTTTGACGGCGCTGCGTTGCAGGAGCTGATTGGCAAGCTGAATGCAGAGCGCGACGGCATCGTGGTGCTGATCGAAGCCGCCGAAGGCCTGTCGGAACTGGAACACCCTGGCGCCGGCGAACTACCGATCCGACTGTTCGATGCGTTGAAAGCCATTCACGAAAGTGTCGTCAACCTTGAGGGCGAGCGCGATGATTTGGCGGGCGAAATCCAATCGCTGAACGCTGAGATCGAGCGCCTGAAAGCGGCGGCGAATCAGCCTGACGAAAACGCCGAGAAAATCGCAGGCCTCAAAGCGCAGCTCGACGCTGCCAAAGTGCAGTATCGGGCGAACGCTTCGGTAGAATCGTTGGAAAAGGCGGTTGCCGATCTGCAGCAGGCGTAATAATCCGGGTGCCCGTCAACGCGGCACCCGAACCAGAACACCACAGCGAGCTGATTCATGACTCTCATCATTGAGGACGGTACCGGCAAGCCTGACGCCGAAAGCTACGCATCCGCCGAGGATCTGGCCATGTACGCCTTGAAGTTCGGCGTGACCATACCGGCAGAAGTGCTAGCACAGGAAGCCCTGTTGCGCCGGGCCGCGCTGGCAATGGATGGCATGACGTGGAAAGGGCGAAAGTCCAACAGCGAACAGGCCCTGTCCTGGCCACGCCGAGGCGTTGAGTTGGACTACGAAATCAAGCCAGACAACTACCTGCCGGCGCGGATCCAGTACGGCCAGATGGCGCTGGCTGCGGAGATCCACACCGACGACGTCGACCCGATCGAGAAGCGCAAAGGCGCGGTAACGCTTGAGCGTGTCGAGGGCGCGGTAACTCGCGAGTACGCGACGATATCCAACACCAGCGGCCGACTGTTGCCGGCGGCGCCGGATCGTCCGAGCGCGACGCAGTTTGCCGACTACCTGCAGAAGCGTGGGTTGTTTGCTGTTCGTGCTTAGTGTTGAATCAGCCGCTCATAAACAGGAGTTGATTCATGAGCATAGAAGAGTTGGGCGTCCTCACTGAAGAGGAACTACTTGCATGGGATTCGTATGCCGCTGCAGCGCTCGGAGGTATTACTGCTAGTCCAAATAATGCAGCCAAGAAGGCCGCAGAGGCAGCAGACGCTCTTCTGCTGCAACGCAGGCTGAGAGACCCCGACGCATAAAAACTGGAGACCACCATGGCCACCTTCTACGACGAAATGGCCATGATGGCTCTGGAGATGATCACAGAGTTCGGCCAGCCCGTGACTATCAGCAAGACGGAGCTGGGAGAGTACGACCCTGAGACCGGTGGCGACACGCCGGGCGCCACCATTGAACAGACCGCCCAAGGCATCCTGCTCGACTTCACCGGTCAGGAATTCCAGAACAACAGCCTCATCAAGCAGGGCGACAAGAAGCTCAAGATCGCCGCGCAAGGGCTGGAGTGGGTGCCTGAGTTACTGAGCAAGGTCGTTGTTCAAGGTCGTACCTGGTCAATCGTCCCTCCCTTGAAAGAAATCAACCCAGCCGGCACGCCGATTCTCTACGAATTGCAGGTGAGGTCATGAGCCGGGCGGGCGCCGGTCAATCCGGCAGCTTCGCGCTGAGTCTCGCCGAGTTTGCGGCCCAGACCAGCGAAGCCATCGACGCAAGTGTGCGCGAGATCATTATCGAGGTCGGCAGCAGCCTGATCCGCATTTCTCCCGTCGGCAACCCGGAGATCTGGGCGCAGAACGCGATTGCGACCGAGTACAACAAGGCCGTCGACGACCACAACAGCGCTTTGCGCAGTGACCCGGCCAACCTCACGAAGGGCGGCGGTCTGAAGAATGGCCGCAAGCTCAACGACGGCATGGACATCAAGGCCCCTGAAGGCTACGTCGGCGGCCGGTTCCGCGCTAACTGGCATATTTCCCTCGGTGTGGTCGAAAGCGTCACCTTCGACGAGGTTGACCCGAGCGGCGCCGAAACCACTGCGGCGCTGGTCGCCGCAATGAGCGACTTCACCGCTGGCCAGATGGCCTACATCATCAACAACTTGCCCTATGCGATCCCGCTTGAGTTCGGCCATTCCACTCAGGCCCCCGGCGGCATGGTTCGGGTAACCGTGGCTCGCTTCCAGCAGATCGTGCAGGAGGCCATCAGGAACAATCAGGTATGAGTCACGCACGAGCCCGTCAGGCCATCGAAACGGAGCTGGCCGCGTGGTCGGCTGCGCGTCCGATTCGAGTGGCTTATCCGAATCAGCCATTCACCCCGAAGCCATCTGAAACATATCTCCGGGCATTCCAGCTTCCTGCCAGCACGACCTGTCGGTATCTCGGCGGAGACGCCTACGAGTACACCGGCATTTATCAAATCAGCATCGTTTGTCCTTCCGCTCAGGCCATGGCCACCGCCGAGGGCCTTATTGACGAACTGGCGCGACTGTTTCGCGTCGACACGGCACTGACCCGCAATGGGTTCGAAGGCTTGATCACTGAGCCACTAGATCAGGGCCCAACTATCACAGAGTCGGCGACCTACACGGTTCCGGCCAGCTTCGCCTATGCAGGTGTCGCAGACCAACCGCCCGCTGGGGCATAACCTACCGCCGTCAGGCGGGCATTCACGAGGAAATACACCATGGCCGCACGCTTCCCGCTGCCGAACGGCGCTGTGCTGGAGATCGCCAGCGTTATGGGATCCGCCGTCGCTTTCACTGCTTTGACCAATGCGAAACCACCGGTCGCGGCCTCCGTA